ATACTCCCTGCTTAAATAACGCTAAACGGCCAGGGCCGAGCATCTCTAATTGAATAGACGCTGGTTGTCTTTTTAACCAATCATTAAAATTCATTTCTATCTGCGGCTTTCTACCATCAAGAGCTTTCCTAAACCGTGCTGGTAATATAGGGATAGGAGTTACTCCAAATGCTAATGCTATATTGGATGTATCCTCTACAACTAAGGCTTTTATGCCCCCAAGAATGACTACAACGCAGAGGGACGCTATAGCTTCTCCAACAGCAGGTATGGTAATTTATAACACAACTACTAATGTTCTTAATTTTTATAATGGAACATCTTGGGGAGCAGTATAATGGAGGAACAATAAATACACCCAGTCATGACAGAAACAACCCGCCACACGCCTATCTCCCCTTTCCCTAGGGGGTAAACCCTTAAATGCCAGGAAATCTCAGTACACGCCTATCTGATGCACAAATGATGCACCTGCGCTTCTTAGTACGTCTTGAGAATGGAACGATAAAACGAATAATAAAAGCGTTAAAGGAAACTCGGAAGGAAATAATTAACATCTTAAACCGGAATGAAGCCTTTATAAAGACTGGTACGGATGCGTTTCAAACCCTTACTCAAACACAGATCAACCGTTTAAATTCCATTATGCAGGAGATAGACGATGTACTTACTATTTCACGCCTTAAAATGACAGATACATTGAGTAAAGAACTCATTGCTTTTGCTCAAGCTGAGATGAAAATGATTATAAGCATAAGCAATGCGGCACTCCCTATCTCATCCGGGGCTCAATTATCCTTCGATGAAATCCCTCTCGATATAGTGGCTCAAATGGTTGATACTCCTTTGGGGGGTGAGAGGTTCGCAGACCGGCTTATAAAGAACTACGGGGACGCTGTGGCACGTATAAGAGCTTCTATTACAAACTCAGTTATTCAGGGAAGGACAATAGCGCAAGCCTCCATTGAGGTGGGAGCTATAATTGGAGATGCCATAGGGCATAGAGCCACAACATTGGTACGCACGGAAATAAGCCGTGTGGCGAATCAAGCTCATCTCGTTCAATTCCGCAATAACTCCGATAAAATAAAAGTGCTGATTTGGAGTAGTGCGTTAGATTCAAAGGTCTGCCCTATTTGTGCTCGTTTACATGGAAAAGTATTTAAATTGGACACTAACCGTCAACCCCCGGCTCATCCGAATTGCTTAGTAAATGATACGCTTGTATCTACCCGTGACTCTATCTCTGCTGTTAGTAAACGGTGGTTTGATGGAGAAATAATCATCCTTAACACTGCCAGTGGTCATGAGATCAGGTGCACGCCAAACCACCCAATAGCTACTCCGTTTGGGTGGGTTAGCGCAAATCTTTTCGATAAAGGAGATGCGGTTCTCATCAAGCGGCCAGGCATTACTAATGGGAATAACTATAATGTGCCAACCCGCGTTGAGGATATAGTGGAATCGTTCCTGGATTCTCCTCAAGTGTTGTCCATGCCAGTGCCATCCACCTTTGAACACTTCCACGGTGATGGGATCGAGGGCGAGGTCAGCATTATAGGGGCCGATAGCCTTTTGATTGATGAAGTTCAATCCACGTTTTCTGAGCAACGATTGGAGGATTATTTCAATATTAGAGATTTGAAGTCCGAGTCTCTCAACTGTCAGAGCACGCTTGCTCTTAGTTATAGTACTCATAGACTTTCCTTTGATAGCGAGATGGGCATTTCTAATTTGTCTAGTGCGTTGTCTAAAAGTCATATGTGCCCATTTCATAGTCTCAGCTTCGGACTGACTTCTGATATGAATTCTGCAATCTATGAGTCTTTTACGGATTTTAGTTCTACTAACCATATATTTTTGGGCGATAGCATTTTCGGACATACCCCCGATATAGAGTTTGACTATGTTGTTGATATTGAATGTAATCCTTTCTCTGGGCATGTTTATAATCTCCAAACTCAAGATGGTTGGTATTTTGCTAATGGAATTATAACACATAACTGTCGATGCGTTTTTATGGTTCAATTAAAGTCTTGGCAGGAGATGGGATTAAGAAAAGAGGATATACCAGCACGGTTTAGGAAAGCTCTTGATGGTAGAAAGCCGCAGATAGAAATGAATTTTAATGATTGGTTAAAAAGACAACCAGCGTCTATTCAATTAGAGATGCTCGGCCCTGGCCGTTTAGCGTTATTTAAGCAGGGAGTATTATCCGTCAAGGACATGGCTTCGGATACAAAAATATTTACTTTAGCAGATTTAAAAAGGAAAAATATCGAGTTATTAGAGATGGTTAACGATTTACCGATTTAATTTACTTGACAAATTAGCCTCATAGAACTAGAATCACACTAGGACAAGATGTATCAATGTTAGCCTAGGGGCTGTTGAGTTATCACCTCGCAGCCCTTTTTTATAGATAATTATGAATAAGAAATTAAAAGAAATTCTATCTCGCATAACTCTACAATATAGAGAGCTTTTAAAAATAGAGCATGAAGAGGCTGAACCCATAGCGGAAAAAGAAATTAAGCTCTTCGTTTCTCCTATATTTGAAGCATTAGGGGATAGAAGTTTTGAAGATACCACACGCCTTCTACGTTCAGCGGTTATGGATAAATTGGGTAAGAAGAACTCTAAAGGTTTAATAGATGAGCCCTATCCTTGGCTCGATCAGGTATTTGAAGATTTCATTATAGTGAACAAAGGGGATGAATTGCTCCGCTTAGATTATGAAATTAATTCTGAGGGTGAGGTGACATTAGAGGAACCGGAGCAAGTGAAAGTGCAATATATACCTATCACCGAGGGTAATAGAATAAAAGAAAGTACTGTGATAGAACTTAAAGAGAAGGCTACCCCCGGAGCTTTACTTGAGGCTAACTTTGATAAAAAAAATATGATTGTACACAATGTAGTCTTTCTAGGCCCAAACTCGTCTCGGGGATATACATATAAAGAAGAAGCAATACAAGAAGCCCTACCCCTATTTGAAGGGGCAACAATGTATATAGACCATCAGAGTGAGGAGAGTGTTGAAAAAGGTGATGTTCGCTCAGTACACGAACTCTTAGGGCAGGCTAAAAATGCTAGGGTTGTAGGTGATAAAGTCCGTGGGGATATGCACCTTGTAAATACTGCTGATATTAGAAACAACATATTTCCCATTATGGAGCACTTCAAAGACCAGATAGGGAATTCCTTGGCTGGTTTCGGGGAAAAAGTAAAGGAGAATGGGAAAGAAGTGGTTGTTAAGATTACACATGTTAACTCGATTGACCTGGTAACACGACCTGGCACAACCTCGGGATTATTTGAAAGTAGAAAGAAAAATTCAGATAAAAACAAAAATGGAGGTAATACCAAAGTGACTATAGAAGAAATTTTAGAAGCGTTAAAGGACTCGAAAATCAACGAAGCAGTTACGGCACACATTATGGCCGAAGCCGAGCAGACGGGGAAGATTGAGGAACTAGAGAAAATCGTTGTCGTGCTCAAGAAGGACATTTCCGGGAAAGATGGAGAGCTAGATAAGTTCAAAGTCAAAGAAGCTCATGAAGAGAAAGTCCACTTATGTGATAAGCTCATCAAAGAATCTAAACTCCCCGATGAGGCCGTTACAAAAACATGGAAGAAACAGCTTCTTGCGTCTAAGGATGAAGGGGATATGCGTGAGATGCTTAGTGAACGGAAAGACTTCTATACTAAACTCACCGCAACCAAGCCCTTGAATTGGGAGAAGGATACCGGGAAGAGTGATGGAGAGGAAATCACTCCCGATGACGTGGCACGTAGTTATCAAAACATACAATAAATCCCATGCAGGGCAGGGAGTTCCCAACGTCCTTACCCGAGACGGGATAATATTGGGAGGAATTAAAACATGGTAGACGAAATGAGGTTTAGAAAGGCAGATGCGAAGCGCATCAAAATGTATCCCGTTGATAAAGCAACGGTGATAGATATCGGTGATTTACTTTATCACGACACTAACGATGTGAAGCCAGCCAGTTCACAGGCCGATCAGTTATCGGAGGCGAAGAACCAGGATGTATTCGCCGCTGAATTTGCTGGAATTGCAATGGAGGCTTCTACCGATGCGGATTCAGACGACATTGCAGTAGCGACTTTGGGGGTATTTGAAATGGACTCCCCCTCCGCTACGTATGAGATAGGAGATGTACTCGGGCCGGATGAGGAATCTGGTGGTACGAAGCTCCTCGATCAAACTGTAGCCGCCATCTCCGGTACGAAGGGAATTGGAAAGATAGCTAGACGTGAATCTGCTTCTGTTACACGGGTGTTAATGGAAATAGACGCATCGCAAAGACCTGCGGCTATGCACGATATGGCTTCACACAAAACACGACTTCGTTCCATTCCAATTGAAATCACTGACTTTAGACGCTCTGCCGGTTTAATCCTAACAGTTACCACTACTGAGGAACCCCATTTAACTACTTCTTTAAATGTAATAAGGGTTACATGGGCGGCAGCCGATGTAGGGGCAGGTGTTGTAAGGAAGCAAATGCCGAAGGATTACGATAACAATAATCTGTCTTTGGCTCTTTTTGTATATGTATTAGAAACCGGGGGTACGGATACGATTACCATTGCGGTTAATGTATTCGTAATAAGAGCCGGGCAGGTAGTAGGGGCGGATATAGTCACTGGAACCCTCGCGGTAACGCAGAGCGGAACGGCAGATACCCCGGAAGAAGTGACAATTACTATTCCCGCATCTACAATTCAGAAAGGCGATATACTGCAAATTGAGCTTGTTCCTGGTGCTCATGGAACAGATTCCCTCTTCTTATACGGTGGGAGACTCGATTACAACGCCGAAGAGTAAAATCAACAATCATTAGCGAAGGAGGGGAGGCAACCTGAGAGCATGTCTCCCTTTGAAAATTCCTAATTCGGAGGAAGTAAAATGAGTGAAATGAACTTACAGGAAATCAAAAGGCTCAAAGAGTCCTTTGGGGAAAAGGGAGCCGTTGATATAATGTTACGCCTTCTCGAAGGTGAAACACTCCCTAATGGTAATAAGATAAAATTGCAACCGGAGGACTTTAGCGTACGTGCCCTATGGGAAGGATTCGTTGGGCCGGTTGAAGAAACCCTCGGAGCCGCTATGCGCTCCCGTGTATTCAATATCCAGGAAGCTATTACCAGCACAGCTTTTCCTAAAATTACTGGGGAGATTATATCTCGAAGGGTTATTGAAGCCTATGAAGCTCCTCAGTTTATTGGCCGTCAATTGGTTACAGTAGTTCCATCACGACTGAAAACTGAAACCATCCCGGGATTCACAAGCGCACAGGGGCCGTTGCCGGTAGGGGAAGGAGATGCTTATCTGGAATCCTCAATAGGGGAGAAATTCGTAACGACTGAAACAGCGAAAAAAGGTCGTATAATTTCTCTCACTGAGGAAACCATATTGTTCGATAAGACCGGTCAAATGCTTGATCGTGCTCGCAACTTAGGGGATGCCACGGCAGTTGAGCAGGAAAAAATTATCATCCAGGGGGTTACCGGGGATAATGCGAATGTATATAAACCCAGTGGTGTAGCCGCTACGCTCTACGCATCTGGAAATAACAATATTAAGACCTCAAATGCCTTAGTGGACTGGACGAGCATCGATGCTACTCTCACTCATCACGCCTCCAATATTACAGATGATAGACAGGGAGAGACGGCTGAACCTATTATATGGTTCCCAAGGCAAGTTCTTGTTCCGGTTGCTCTCTCCGGTATAGCGGCTCGCATAATGGGTGCAACAGAGGTTATCTCTGCCACCGCATCTGATACGGAAAGGACTAGGTTTGATAACCCATTTAGAAACCGTTTTGCGGTTCTAAGCTCTCCTCTAGTAGATGTTATTAGCACAACGAGGTGGTACTTAGGTGATTTCCCTAGACAGTTCACATGGATTGAAATCTGGCCGATACAGACCCAAGCTCAGGGGGCTAGTTCAGAGGAGGCATTCGTGAGAGATATCGTTGCCCGATTCAAAGTCCGGTACTACGGCGGCATAGCCGCAATTGATACTCGTTGGGTCATTCAAAACCAAGCATAATCCTATAGAGAGGCATAAATGGGATTAACCAAACAAGACCTTGATGAGATTAAAGCTCTAAACCCGAGCAATGAAACGTATAAATACCACATGGCAATTTTACAATTGTATTGTGGTCAGTATGAAATGCTCGAAAAGATAGAAAAATCATTAAGGCAAATCAACGAAAAACTCTCTCGGCCGGAGCCAGTTATTACTACATTAGAGGAAACCGTAGGTACACCGGTTCCGGGGGAAAAGGTAAGTGGTTTTCTACCAGAAGAGGATAAAAAATCACAGCCTCCATCGATAAGCAAAGTGGAAGAGAGAATTGAATCTATTGAGGAAGAATCTAAGCCTTTTCAAAAGATTGAAACGAAAACCGAAAAGGATATTAAGAAAACCTTGAAAGTGAAAGAAAAGCCTTTGGACGGTAGAACCAAAAGAGGTCGGGAAAATTTAAGAAAGAGGAAATAAATGGCCTTTACTTTTGATAGCACTAACCCGGTGAATAGGGATAAAGTTAGGGTGTTAATAAAAGACACTGTGACGCCGGGGCATTTATTGACAGATGCTGAGATAGATATGCTCCTTACTATCGCTGAGGACGAAATCTTTCTCGCTGCTCGACATGCGTGTTTAGCTCTAGCTAGTAAGTTTTCAGATAAGGAAAGCTCTTATAGTCTTCCAAATGGAATAAGCGTGTCGAAGGCTGCACAGTCGGGCATATACCTACAGATGGCAGAAGAGTTTAAAACCCTGCATCAAGAACAGCAGGGATTATTCTTCGATATGTCGAATTATGATTATAGTGTTGATGCCTTTGGGCGTGATACTACAGAGTATAGGGGAGATTAATGGCGGATAGAATTGTTATGGATGTGGATACTAGGGAATTAACAAGGTTTCTTAGGAAATTCTCTGATCCGCAATTAACTCTCGATGGTATTGTAGAGGGAATGAATCGAGGAAGGTTTGAGATACGTAATCGTATAATTGAAAACCTTTCAGGACGTATTCTCAAGAGGCAGACCGGGAGATTGGTATTAAGCGTATTCACCGATGAAGCCGTATTAGTTGGCAATAATGTTGAGGTTAAATACGGCTCTCGTGGGGTTCCCTATGCAGCTACTCATGAGTTTGGATTACTTATTCCCGCTCATGTTGTAGTGCCTAGAACTAAGAAGGCACTAGCGTTCTTCTGGCCTAAAGTGGGTAAAAATGTGGTATTTCGTAGAGTAACTATTCCGGCAATAAAAATGCCTGAACGTAGGCCGTTTAGAAAGGGAGCGGAGGCGGCTCTCCCTCAAGTGCGAGCGTTGATTGCCGTATCGGTATTAAAAGCGTATAGAGATGCCGGGAGGGTTTAAGGACTGTGAGTGACGCAACGGATATTCTCACAGAGATTACTGCGAAGTTTAACTCGGTAAAAAGCGTTGTTAAAACGGTAACGAACGAATTACAACCATTAAGCGAATTATTAGACCTTCGAATAAATATCACTTATCCCTACTCTATGGTTTATATAGAAGGAACGGAAGTTCCGGGAGCAGAATCTACTGGGGATATAGTTAATTATTTTTTGCCTATTACGATTCTCACTTTAGTGGTTCGGAGTACAGATTTAGTTGCGGAAATGGAAGCGGCGGTAAAGGAAATTAGGGACTTCGTTACTGACCCATTGAATGAGCAGTGGAATGGAAAGGCTCTTAAAACGGAACTGCCAACCATTGCTAGGAGTGTTCCGTGGTTCACAGAGGAGCGTACCCCGGAGAAGGTTTATGGAATTATCGATATCCGTTTCCGTACTCTTTATAGATTGACTAGAGGGAATTCATAAGGGAGGTTTTGAGATTATGAAGAAGGTAATCATGAAGCGATTTAAAAAGCTGGTTCATGAAGGGAAGGCTTATGAACAATCAGATGGCGTAATAGAATTAGATGATGAAATCGCAAATCATCTAGTGGAAAATAAAATCGCCTTCTCAGAAGCTATGTGGAACGATATGGAACTGGAGAGGAAAAAGGCTATCGAACTAGAGTTGAAAAAGAAGGAAGCTCTTGCTTCTCCTAAACCTATAGGAATGGCAAGCAAGAAACCCTTTGGGGCAAAAACGGATAAGTAGAATAACTCCATAAAGGAGGAAACAAATGAGTGCATTAACTAGAAAAGTTATAATTCTGGCAAAAGAAGAGGCTACATATGGAACCGACCCTACGCCTTCGGCAACGGTGGACGCTCTTCTAACTTCCCCCCCCCGAATTAACCGTTGATGGTAATTTACTCATAAGGGATTTTGTGAAGGAAACCCTCTCCCCTGATCCCCATGTGGTGGGAAGGAAATTAGTAAATATCACTATCCCGGTTGAACTGAAATCCGCTGGTCAAACTGCTGCCCCGGGTGTAACCATTGGAGCGGCGGCGTTCACCGGCTCCGGCCTTGATGATGGCACGAGCGGCGGTACATTTCTCGGCACTGTGGATGGAGTTGGGAACACAAACATCTATGATGTAGAGATAGACGCCACCGGTACTCCTGATACGTTTAAACACAGAAAGAATGGTGGAACCTATACAACTGCTGTAGCTATCACCGGATCAGCACAAACTCTCTCTGAGGATTTCAGTTCAACCGGGATAGTGATATTTACTAATTTCCTTCCCACCACATGGGGATCAGGGGAGAGGGTTTCCTTCACAAAATCCCTTATGAGTAAATTACCATCAACGGTTAATTCGGGGGGGG